AAGGGTTTTAAACCATACAAGTTTCAAAAAGGAATAATAGATGATATCCTTGGTAAAGATGATATGTTCTATGTCATGGTATGTGGTAGACAGATAGGTAAAACTCTTCTTCTTATTAATATGTTATTGTACTATGGGATAAACAAACCTAAGAGTACTTTACTTTGGGTATCTCCTTATTACTCATGGCAGTAAAGGTTCTATCACAGATACTTGATGCAATAGAATATACACCAATAACTAAAGAAGCAAATAAATCAGAAAAGATTATAACTCTAATAAATGGTACAAGAATATACTTTCGTTCAGCAGAGAAACCAGAAACTATTAGAGGTCTTAGTATAGATTACGCATTTATAGATGAAGCACAGGATGTAAGTGATGATGCTTTTAATAAATCTATTTTACCTACCTTATCTGCAAAAGGAAAGAAGTGTTTGATTGCAGGAACACCTAAATCAAAGAATTGGTTTTATCTATATTTCCAAAGAGGAGGTACTGCTAATTATAATTCATATACTGCTCCATCTACTATATCCCCATACATAAGTGAAGAGTTTATAAAAGAACAGAAAGAGTCTTTACCTCCATCTATTTTTAATCAAGAGTTTTTAGCACAATGGCAAGAAGGAGATGGTGATGTCTTTTCTAACATAGATGAAGTATGTAACTTATCACAATGGATGGGTACAAAAGATAGAACACTTGGTGGTCTTGATATTGGAACAAAGCAAGATTACTCTGTATTAACGATTATGGATACAAGTGGTAGGGTAGTATATATGTGGAGAGAAAGAGGCCTGGAATACACGCAAATCGTTGACAAGGTGGTATATTTATGTAAACAATACAAAACTCAATTGTATGTAGAAGCAAACTCCATAGGAGATGCAGTATATGAGATGATAAGAAAGAAATATAAATCTGTCAAACCTTTCATAACTACAAATACAACAAAGGAAAATATAATAAGAAGATTGATTAGTGATATATCTGATTTAGCAGTAGAGTTACCTTCACCAAATTTATTTGCTCCTTTATATAAAGAATTACAGATGTTTCAATACAAGTATTTACCTAGTGGTAAAATCTCTTATCAAGCCATGTCAGGTCATCATGATGATACTGTAATGTCCCTTGCAATATGTAATTGGAATCGTATTGAAAATCCAATAAGAAAGAAATTAGTAATAAGTGGGTTAAGGTAACTACCTATACCAAGTAATTAAACAAAATATAATATTATATATGAAACAAATTAAAGTAGATGTGCCAGTTGAATTTACAATTGAACATTATCAAAAGTTAGGTCAATTTGAACATTTGACAGAAGTAGAGAAGATTATTCGTATTGTATCTGCTATATCTAACTATGATGAAGAGTTTATTCGTACATGGGATATTACATCGTTACAAAAAGTTTATTTAGATATACACAATAAAATTATAAATACTGAAGCAATCTTTTTACCTATCTTCGAGTTTGAAGGAATTAAGTATGGCTTACAACCTATATCTAAAATGAGTGCAGGTGAGTATATAGATTTAGAAAAACATATGCAAAATGCAAGTGTATTAGATGTCATTTCTATTATATACAGACCGATAGTAAAAGATAGATTTAATTCTCTTGAATGGAAAATAAGAAATAACTTAAAATTTATACAAGGTAAAACAGAAACTCTTTTTAAGTATTATAAAGTAGAAGAGTATGATTCTGAAAAGAGAGAGTGGAGAAAAGAAATATTTAAGAATCTTCCTATGAGTATCGCTCTAGGAGCATACAATTTTTTTTTGCTAATCGCAATTCAATCATCAAACAATTTCCTACAATCTTCCCCCAAATTGACAGAGAGCCAGAAGAAGATGTGGAAGAAGGGGATGGAAAAAGTATTCAAGAGCATTGGTCATGGTTCTACACCCTCTACAACCTTGCAAAAGATGGAGGAATACTAAGATTGACAGGAGATAAAGATGTTACAGAAGTAAACTTTGTTACAATGTTAAACTGGTTATCACTAGAAGGTGATATAATTAGAGAAGAAAATAAAAGACAAAAACAATTGTTAAATCAATATAAGAGAAAATAATATGGTAAGATACGATGAATTAGTAAACACGATAGAGTTGTTTGTAACAAACAACAACTAATTCAAGGGTTTTGGCCATGGTGGTATTGATAAAATAGATGCAGTTGTTAACCAAGGTTATCCTCTTCTATATATGAGACCTTTATCATCACCTGGTCTTACTGGTGTAGATGGTAGACAAAGAGAATTAACATTTGAATTCTATTCCTTAGATATCCCTAAACTATCTGATGAAGATTATAGAATAACAATGAACAATACAGAGCAAGGTTTATATGATATGTATGCGTATATATTAGATGGACCTGTGCAATATCCTTTACAAATACAAATGGTAAATATTATTCCATTGTTAGAAGCCTTTCAAGATAAGGCAGTAGGATGGGTTATGACAGCAACAATAATAACAGATAGTAACGAGATATCATATTGTGATATAGCTTAAATGGAAAACATGGGATTAGAAAATAAAATTAGTTATTTATCAGGATTTATCTTGACAACAGCATATTCAGTATCATTTATGGAAATAGTAATGGCAGGAGTAGTAGGTTTAGTAGGTGGATTCTTTGGTATATTAGGAAAAGAATTATTTTATTGGATTAAAAACAAAGGATGGAAATAAAAAACATTAGAGAAGTATTAGAACAACTTGCTACTTTTATACAAAGTAACTTAAAAGATGGTGTCATAAACGAAGGTCTTTTTAAAACAGGTAGGTTGGCTAATTCTGTAATGGTTAAGTATTCAGATGATGATAAAGAACCTCGTTTTTCTTTATCTATGGAAAACTATGGGTTCTACCAAGATAGTGGTGTAAATGGAACTAAAAGTGGTTTCTCACCTAATCCAGAATCTCTTTTTGAACCAGGTCAGTTTAAATCTAAAGTTATTGGAGGTTCTTTACCTTTTGCAGCTAGAAAATCTATTGCAGAGAAAGGATTTAGACCTAGACCTTTTATAGTACCTGCAGTAAATAGAAGTGTAGAAAATTATAAAGATAAACTTATAATGGCAGGAGAAGAAGATATAAACGAAGAAATCTTAGATTTATTTAAATTAAATGGAGCAACAATATAAGTAATGGCAGTATCATTCATACAACAACCGACAAACCCAAATGGAACACAAGCAACGATTGTGTATTCTTTAACAGGTCTATCTTTAGAACCACAAGCAAAATATATATGTGATGTAAAGGATGAGACAGGTACAACACAATTAGTAAGAATCAAACAACCATCAAATGAAAATAACTTTGGTGTATTTGAATTAAGTGATGTCTTACACGATTATACTGATTGGGATGAAGTATGGACTACAACAGAAATAGTTTCTTCATCTAACGATAACACAAAAACATTTAGTATAGAGTTTGGAGAAGAGTTTGGAACATCTGTTAGTTCATCTCTTATAGTTTCATCATCACAAGTTTCTCAATCTTTAACTGTATATCCTGCAGTAGAAGAATTAGTAGATGGTATGAACTGGCAATCAGGTTCTTATTACAATGATTTCCTTTCTAACTCACCAGCAACACAATCAGTAAGATTAGAAGATTATGGAACTTTATCACATTTTAATTTAGAGGATTCATTTGTACAAAATTATAGAGTAACTATCTATAATGAAGCTAATTCTATTTTAGCACAAAAGTTCTTTACAGATACATATAGTGGTTCAAATGATGTAGAGGCAAGTAGATTAGTTCACTATCCATACGGTCCTCAAAACTTTATTGATGATACAACATTAGGTTCTGTATTTGATGCTGATGAGTGGTCTTATTTTACAGTTGTTGCAAATACAAATGAAGGTGATAGAAGATTTAACAAATTAACTAGTTGTATAGAAGAGAATGGAACAAGGTTTGCTTTTATAAACAAAGTAGGTACTTGGGATTATTATACTGCTAATTTAACTAAGACAGAAAATCAAACTTATAGACAAGATACGTTTGAACAAGAGTTTGTTAACTACTCTACAACAGATGGTAATGTTTCTTTTGATAAAGGAAGAAGAGGAACTACAATATATAATAAGGCAATACAAAAGAACTTTGGAGCACAGACTGATTGGTTAACAACAGAAGAGAGTGAATGGTTATTAGAATTATTCCAATCACCATCTGTATAT